ATGAAATGGACAGTCCGGCAATGTAGAAGCCGTTAGGATTGGGGGCAAAGTGTAGTCGCTATACCCATAGTATAGAAAGACGCTCTACTCGGTCGTAGAAGCAAAACCTTTATCTGCAAATGATGAAAAATTCCTAATGGCTGCGTAAGCACCCAGAAGGCGAGGTAGTTATACCTTGTAACCAAAAATAGCAATAGGGACTTCGGTCCCTATTTTTATAAATACTGCCAAATTTTTAATAATATATTAACTTATTACAGATAAATAGTTGTATGAGCGTGACATTAACCGGTGGAATTACATTTGCCAACATTACTTTTGTAACAGTGGCAACAGCAGTGCCACCCGCAGTTGAATACTTAGTAGTTGCCGGCGGGGGATCCGGTGCAGGATATGCAGGTGGTGGCGGCGCAGGTGGATATAGAACAGACACTGGATTTGCAGTTGCTGCTGGTTCTGCAATTACAGTAACAGTTGGGGCAGGAGGCGCGGCTGTAACAAACGTTGCTGATGACGGTAATAATGGATCTGCGTCGGTATTCAGCACAATTACCAGCGCCGCAGGCGGCGGGGGTAGTGGTTATAACAATGCCGGCAAAGCTGGAGGTTCGGGCGGTGGCGGTGGTATTGGTCAATATAGTTTGGGTGCTCCTGCAGGCGGAGCAGCAACACCGGCCGGGCAAGGTAATGCAGGCGGTGCTGGCGGCACTTATTCTAATCCGTACCCTAGTGGTGGTGGTGGTGGTGCAGGCGCAGTGGGTGGAGCCGCTGTTGGTAGCACTCAGTCAGGTAATGGTGGAGTTGGATTATCGTCATCTATATCAGGTAGTGCAACATACTACGCAGGTGGAGGCGGCGGTGGTATTGGATATGCCGCAGCTGGCATAGGAACTGGTGGGAATGGTGGTGGTGGGAATGGTGGTAACGGTAGTCCATTGGCAGCTGTAAATGGTACAGCAAATACTGGTGGCGGTGGTGGCGGCCAAGGTTATAACAGTGGTGGATCTGGTGGTGCAGGTGGCAGTGGTGTTGTAATCATTCGTTACGCAGACACATACTCAGCAGCCAGTGCAACAACCGGTTCACCTACTATAACAGTGGCAGGTGGATATAGAGTATACAATTGGATCAGTTCAGGTTCAATAACCTGGTCGTTGCCAGTTACATCCACAGTAGAATACTTAGTAGTTGCTGGTGGCGGTGGTGGTGGACCATATGGTGGAGGTGGTGGAGCAGGTGGTTATTTAACTGCTGCAGGTTTACCAGTCACCGCTAGCTCTGCAATTACTATTACTGTTGGCGCCGGAGGAACAAGTTCTGCTGTGGCAAGAGGAAATAACGGTGACAATTCTATAATTTCTGGTGCAGGTATATCTACTGTAACTGCTATAGGTGGTGGTGGTGGTGGAGACGGAGTCAGTTTGGGCAGTGTTGGTGGTAACGGTGGTTCAGGTGGCGGTGCCGGAACAAACAATACTACTGTTACAAGTGGTGGCGTCGGTACTGCGGGTCAAGGTAATAATGGTGGTTTATTTGCTGGTAACAATAATTATTACGCAGGCGGGGGTGGCGGAGCCGGTGCGGTAGGATATAATAACGATGCATCAGGTAATTTAGGTCGTGGAGGTGCAGGATTACAAAGTTCTATCTCAGGAACCGCAACATACTATGCAGGTGGCGGCGGTGGCGGCGGTTATACTGGACTGAGTGCCGGTGGAGTTGGAGGTGGAGGTACAGGAGGAACTGCTGGTGGTACTCTTGCAACTGCAGGAACATCTAACACTGGCGGTGGCGGTGGCGGTGGCGGTTATAGCGGCGGTGCGCTAGCAGGCGCAGTAGGCGGTTCTGGTATCATAATCATTCGTTATGCAGATACATCTGCTGCTGCAACAGCAACAACTGGCTCACCAACAATAACAGTAGCAGGTGGATATAGAGTATATAAGTGGACCAGTTCAGGTTCAATAACATTTTAATTAGGGAGATAAAATGAGTCATTTTGCAAAAGTAGAAAACGGAATAGTTACTCAGGTAATAGTAATAGAACAAGATGTAGTAAATACAGGTTTATTTGGAGATCCAGCATTATGGGTTCAAACAAGTTATAACACCAGTGGAGGAGTGCATTCACAAGGTAACACTCCGTTGCGTAAAAATTATGCTGGAATTGGGTACACATATGACGCAACAAGAGATGCGTTTATTCCACCTAGTCCATATCCAAGTTGGTTACTAGACGAAACAACTTGTTTGTGGAATCCACCAACCCCAATGCCCACTGATGCATCTGCTGAACAGATGTATACATGGGATGAAACTACTACATCTTGGAAAAAAGCCACAGTGTTAACATAATAAGGATATAGTATGTCAGGCTTTACAATAACAGGTAGTATGACTTTTGACGGTGGGTTTGATATACCATTCCCGGCATCTGATCTACCTGTTGAATACTTGGTAGTTGCTGGTGGTGGTGCCGGTGGATATGACGATGGCGGCGGTGGTGGAGCCGGAGGATTTAGAACAGCAACAGGTTTGTCTGTTACTTTTGGCTCTGCTATTACGGTTACAGTTGGCGCTGGCGGTGCTGCGGGAGTAGCCCCTTCCTATATCGCAACAAACGGATCAAACTCAGTATTTTCATCTATTACCTCAATAGGCGGAGGAAAGGGTGGAGATAAGACCGTGGCAGGATCAGCCGGTGGTTCTGCTGGGGGGTCTGGTAATGGTATTGCAGTTAATACAAGCGGAACGGTTGGACAAGGTAATTCAGGCGGCCGAGGCAACACCGACTCCGGTGGTGGTGGTGGCGGAGCGGGAGCCAGTGGGGCCAATTCAATATCGAACGGTGCCGGCGGAGCGGGGGGAAATGGAACTGCGTCTTCTATTTCAGGTTCTTCTGTTACCTACGCTGGAGGGGGCGGCGGCGGTGCAAGAACACTCACTGGAGCAGCAGGAGGTTCTGGTGGTGGTGGCAATGGCGCGGGTGGTGGTGGCGGCACTCCAGGAACTAATGGGGGAACAAACACTGGCGGCGGCGGCGGCGGAGGCGCTGGACAGGGCAGTGTTGACGGTAGAGCAGGCGGTTCAGGTATCGTAATCATTCGCTACGCTGACACCTATTCGGCAGCCAGTGCAACAACCGGCTCACCTACTATCACAGTAGCAGGTGGATATAGAGTATATCAATGGACTAGTTCAGGTTCGATAACTTTTTAATTAAAAAGATAAAATGAATTACTTTGCAAAATAAGGATATAGTATGTCAGGATTTACAATAACAGGTAGTATGACATTTTCGGGCGGGTTTGATATACCGTTCCCAGTAGCATTACCACCTACAGTGGAATATTTAATAGTGGCGGGTGGCGGGTCAGGTGGTCCTGTACAAGATACCAACCAATATGGTGGAGGAGGCGGCGCCGGCGGGCTATTAACTGGAACAACTAGTGTGACCACAAGCACCCCTTACACAATTACAGTCGGGGGTGGCGGTACCTCATCCGGCATTTATTCTTACAATAATGGTGGAGATTCTTCTGCATTTACTATTGTTGCTAAAGGTGGCGGAAGTGGTATGGCCACTAACGGCGGATCCGGGGGCGGTGCAGGAAGATATAACGGCGGTACTGGTCGAGGTATTTATCCGGATTCTATTTATATAAGTGGTCCTAGACAAGGGTACGATGGCGGGACGCAAGTCGGTGGTGGCGGCGGCGCCGGTGGCGCTGGCCAGCCTAACGGTACAGGAGGTTTAGGTTTAACACTTAGTATTTCGGGAACAGCAACCGAGTACGCTCGTGGCGGATCAGCTTACAATGATAATCCTAGCGAGGCACCCAACACCGGCAAAGGCGGCACGGGGTTTATGAACTACGGTGGTGGTGGTACAGGCAATTCCGGCGTTGTCATTATTCGCTACGCTGACACCTATTCGGCAGCCAGTGCAACAACTGGTTCAACAACAATAACAGTAGCAGGTGGATATAGAGTTTATAAGTGGACTAGTTCAGGTTCGATAACTTTTTAACTTTAAATAAAAACACAGTGTAAATTGTGCTATAACTACTAATACATTACTCAAACAAGTAATTTATTAGTAAGATTACCCCTTAGATAAGTATAACACAAGTCTAATGACTTTTATTTAAAGGAAAAAATATGAAAAAAATCGTTATTGCTACCATGTTAGCCGCTGCTTCTATTGTAGCAACCGCCCAAATTACCGTATCAGGTAATTTACGCCCATTTTTAGATAACACAACTGTTGCTGGATCAAACTCCAGTAGTATGAAAAGTGATTCTAGTAGGATTGGTATCTCAGCATCTGAAACTCTTGGCGGGGGATTAACTGCCCGTGCTATGATAGAAACTAGTGTTGCGGCTACTAACCCAGTTTCCGGCACTGAAACTAAATTTGGTGATCGTCAAACAACAGTGGGACTTTCATCTAATGTAGGGTCAATTGATATTGGCCGTAAATTCAATAGTCATTTTTTAGCCATAACTAGTAATGATGTATTTGGAACTGCTTATGGTTCTATCGCAGGAGATGTTCATAATTTAAGAACTATTCGTAGCGGTGATGCAATATTTGTAACCGCTGGCGCTGGTAATTTTAGTGGGTCGTTTGATCGCACAGTTACTATTGGAACAGAATCAACATCATATAGTGCAGTAGGTGTATTAGGTCCAGTACTGGCTACTATTGCAGTATTTGAATCAGGTACTGTAAAAAGTACAATGATTGCTGGACAAACTTCAGTACTTAAGTTAAAAACTTATGTTAGTTATAGTCTAGATAAAGATAATGCTGTTGAAAGTACCGGCACATTAATAGGAGCATCTATGCCTATCAGTACTAGTCCACTAACTGCTAAAATTAGTTATGGTACAAAATCTCTTGGTGATGTAAAGGCCTATAATGTAGGGGCTGATTATGCTTTAAGCAAGCGTACTGCCTTGAGCGTTGCATATCGTAACGTTACCGGATCTGATACAAAACAAACAGGTATTGGTGTAACACATCAATTTTAATCTTATTATATAAGAACCAAAAGGGCGCTTTGGCGCTCTTTCCATTTGACATAAATACCAAACAATGTTATAATTATTTTATGGAATTAAAAAACTCCTTAGATTGGCAAGACATATCAACTAAAATTCAATTTGATTTATCTAGTATTGGATACAATCCAGACCTTCAAAAAATGTCTAATAATATTTCAACTATGGTAACTGAGTTGAGCAAAATGGAAGTTACTGGGCGTAGATTGAATTCCAAATTATATACTCAAGAATTACTATTAAAAATCAATAAAGCAATAGACCATTTGGAAAAGTTGATTTTAATGGGAATTTTAATGAAATAAAAACTCTGAGGTTGACATTAAATGGTTTTGGTGATATAATAGACTCTTAGACAGACAACAAACGGAGTTATGTATGAAAGTAAAAATCCTGATTACTTCCCTTGAAAACATGAGATTGTTCCGAGGTAAGTTACCCACAAAGCGTTGGGGTTTTTGCGAAATCGTTCGGGATGTGACTATTGAGCCTTGCCCGCATGGCATTTATTTGGATGGTAACAATGGTTACGTCATGGTCAACGGCAAAAAAGTCCCTGTTGTTAACCGTCATGGTGATGCAGTTTTGTTTGAACTCAATTGCTAAACGGTTGACATTAAATGGTTTTGGTGATATAATAGATACTTAAACAGACAAACAGAGATCGCAAAATGAATCAAATTCAGTATATCGCAGATGGTTATAACAAAGATCGGGAACGGGTTGTGTTATGGAGATTGGGTAACTATAGTTATCAACTAGAAATTGCCGGTAAAAACACCAATTTCTCTGCTGAATACTACACTGCCCTGGAGCGTTTCAAGGGCTCAGTAGTCAAATTTACAGAAAATTTTGCTATTTTGGCTTGACATTAAATGGTTTTGGTGATATAATAGATACTTAAACAGACAACAAACAGAGTTAAATATGAATAATCTTAATATCAACGACACAATTTCTTGGTCTTCTGCTGCCGGTAATCTTGAAGGTGTTATCACTAACATTTGCTTGAATCTGAATGCTGCTAATAAAATTGTTCCTTGGATTGATGTTACACTTGGTCAGATTGCCGGACATGATTATTCGGTTCGCCTGTGTGCTACTCATGGCAACCTCAAAATGATGCGTGTTGCTAAACTTGAAACTGAAACTATTTAAGGAAAAGAAAATGGATTACCGCAACATAGTAGACACCCAAAAGGGCATGGCACAGATGCTGGGCAAGACCTTTGTCCAAGTCACTGGCTCCGTTGGTGACGGCGAAATGACTTTTGTAACCGCACAAGGCGAACGGTTTATGTTTGCTCACCAGCAAGACTGTTGCGAGTGTGTGGATATCAACGATATCGTTGGTGACCTGCAGGACTTGGTTGGCGAGCCTTTGCTCATGGCTGAAGAGGTTGAGGGTCAGACTCCTGTAGACTTCAACGAAAGAGACCACGAGTCTGTGACTTGGACCTTCTACAAGTTCGCAACCCGCAAGGGATATGTGGATGTTCGTTGGTTGGGTGAGTCAAATGGCTACTACGGCGAAAGGGTAGACCTGTTCGTAGAGGATGTGGTGGTTCCCGGAGAACATCAGCCTACTCTGAGCGACCTGCTCCGTGCAAAGTTGAACGGTTGACATTTAATTGGTTTGGTGATATAATAGAGTCTTATTCAGTAAACAACAGGAGTTCTTAAATGGCTTATATGTCTCAAGAAAAGAAAGCAAAAATTGCCCCTAAAATCAAGGCAATTCTTGCTAAGTATAAGGTTAAAGGGTCTCTTGCAGTACGTAATCATATGACCCTGTGTTTGAATCTTAAATCTGGTTCTATTGACTTTATTGCAAATTCTAATACAGTTTGCGGTAATAGTCACTACCAAGTGGCTAGCGGCTTTAAGCCTAGCACTAGTGGTTACGATCAAGTAAATCCTTATCACTTCAAAGATCATTACGACGGTAAGGCCCTTGCTTTTATGCAGGAAGTATTCCATGCAATGAATGACGGTAATCATGACCGCTCTGACATTCAATCCGACTACTTTGATGTGGGTTGGTACGTTGATGTGAACATTGGTAAGTGGGACAAACCCTACCTTCTGGCAAAATGATAGTATGTCAATACTCAAAAAAGTATTGACATTTAATTAAATTAGTGTTATAATAAATTTTTCAACTTAATAAGGAATTATTGTGGTATCAACTGTTTCTGATCGTCTTACTATTACTAGTGTCCAGGCACGTAAAGCATTGCTAAAAGCATTTAAAGTTAAGCGTCCACTGTTCATCTGGGGACCTCCCGGCATCGGTAAATCTGAAGTTGTAGCAGATGTTACAAAAGAGTTGGGCGGTCATATGATTGACTTGCGTATGGCTCAAATGGAACCCACTGACATTCGGGGTATCCCTTACTTCAACAAGGACCTCAATAAAATGGATTGGGCTGCCCCTGTTGATTTGCCCGATGAGGAACTAGCAAGTAAATATCCAATTGTTGTTTTGTTCTTGGATGAAATGAATTCAGCATCACCTGCTGTTCAGGCTGCTGGTTATCAATTGATTTTGAATCGCCGTGTTGGTAAATATGTATTGCCTGACAATGTAGTTATTGTTGCTGCAGGTAATCGTGACAGTGACAAAGGTGTTACTTATCGTATGCCAATGCCCCTGGCAAATCGTTTCTTGCATTTGGAAATGCGGGCTGATTTTACATCATGGCAAACATGGGCAGTGAATAAAGGTATTCATAAAGATGTGGTTGGCTATCTATCGTTTGCCAAACAAGACCTAAATGAATTTGATTCAAAATCATCAAGCCGAGCATTTGCTACACCGCGTAGTTGGTGCTTTGTGTCTGATTTGCTAAATGATGATGATGATACTGATCCAGATACTATTTTGAATCTAATCTCAGGTGCAGTAGGAGATGGTCTTGCAATTAAATTTGCGGCCCATCGTAGATTTTCAGGTAAAATGCCTAACCCGATTGATATTCTTTCTGGTAAGGTAAAAGACCTTGCTGTTAAAGAAATTTCGGCTATGTATGCATTAACTATTGCAATGTGCTATGAGTTGAAAGATGCTATTGAAAATAGAAAAATTTCTAGTAAAGATTTCCATGTCATGGCTGATAACTTTTTCAATTATATTATGGATAATTTTGAAACTGAGTTGGTTGTGCTAGGGGCTAAAATTGCGTTAAAAACATATAAACTGCCAATTGAACCCAGTCAGTTGAAAAACTTTAATCAGTTTCATAAAAAATACGGCAAATATATTGTAGAACCCAATTAATAATTGGGCTGAGAAATAACAGTTTACTCATTGACATTAAATATATTATCTGATATAATACTCTATACATTAATAAAGGACCTGACATGAGTGCTGTTGTTTCTACTGTAAAAAAATCTAAATCTAAAAGTAACAAATTTGATAAATTAGTTGGACCAACTGATCCAAAAATTGATTTCAATGCCCGTGAGAGGTTGGTAAGTGCCCGTATTTCTTTATTGCTGAAACATTCATTTTTTGGCAATCTTGCAACACGATTAAAACTAGTTAATGCCGATGAATGGTGCGGTACTGCTGCCACTGACGGTCAACTTTTTTATTACAATTCACGTTTCATTATGATGCTGAAACCAAAAGAAGTAGAATTCTTGGTAGCGCATGAAGTATTGCATGTAGTATATGATCACATGGGTCGTAGAGAACAGCGGGATCCTAAAATTTGGAATATTGCAGATGATTATGCAGTAAACGCTGACCTAAAGCGTCATAAAATTGGTGATTTTATTACTACCGTTCCTTGTCTGTATGAGAAAAAATACGACGGTAAATCTGCTGAAGAAATTTATGATGATTTGTTACAAAATTGCAAAACAATTTCAATGGATGAATTAATTGACCAACTGCTAGATGAACACTTAGATGGTGAAGAAGATGGTGACGGTGATGAAGATGGAGAAGAAATCGACGGCAGTGGCAAAGGTAAAGGTCGTCCTAAAATGTCTTCAGAAGAACGTGAGCGGGTACGACAAGAAGTAAAACAAGCAATTATTAATGCTGCTGGTAGCGCAGACCCCGGAACATTACCTGCAGGTGTTGAACGGTTGATCAAATCACATACTAATCCTGTAATGCCGTGGCGAGAATTGATTCAAACTAATTTAACTAGTTGTATTCGCGCCGACTATTCATGGATGCGCCCTTCCCGTCGAGGTTGGCATTTAGATGCAATTATGCCCGGGATGACTCCAGGTCAAGAAATTGATGTAGTTGTTACTCTTGATATGTCTGGAAGTATTAGTCAGAAACAAGCACAAGATTTTCTAGGCGAAATCGGCGGGATGATGAATAGTTTTGATGGATATAAGGTACATGTTTTTTGTTTTGATACAGAGGTCTATAATCCAAAAGACTTTCATAGCGATAACATGGACTCAATTGATGAATATGTACCAGAAGGTGGTGGTGGTACTGACTTTGATTGTATATTTACTTATTTGAAGGAACACGCTATTGATCCAAAACGATTGATTGTATTTACTGATGGATACCCCTGCGGCAGTTGGGGTGATGCTGACTACTGTGATACTACTTGGATCATTCACGGTGACCCTAATCCGAATCCCCCATTCGGAACTTATGCAATTTATGATAATAAAGGCAATTGAAAAATACAAATTTAATTTATGAAAGTCCGGATAAAGGTAAAAGGGTTTATGAACGTGAATCCGATTCCTCCGAACGTAAATTAATTATGGATAATAGAACGGTTGACGGTCGCCCATTGCATGAACACATAATAGAAAGTAAACTCTGGGCTGAAATACACCGTGCAGCAAAAACAAACGTAGCATTAGCAGATATATTAGAACAGGCAAAGATAGTATATGCACTCATCAAAAAAGAAAACAACTAGATTTGTTGTCATGTGGGACATGAATGGACTTGAGTCTTTAATCAATGTTTCAAAAATTGAAAAAGAACATCAACAGTGGGAAAAAGAAAATATCTTTCGTATTCTCAAAGAAGACAATGCTACAATTAAGCCGGCACATGTTCCATTAGATATGATGATATTGAGGGCTAGAGTAAATAGTCAACGGCATTATGAAATTTATACTTTTGATTCTGAACTGTCTGAACAGGATATTAGAGAAACATTTGAAGATAGTCCACAAGTAATAGCCGATGCTATTCGTAATGTAGGATATAAATTTTATAGTAACAGAGCAACAAAGAAATCGGTAATTGTATGATGTATATTGGCACAAGTTTGGGTAGATGTTTGCAAAGTCTTTTATTAGGCAAAGTGTCCAAGGATGATGTTTTAGTGATTATCACCCGTACCAAATCGGAAACTTTGGAACAATTTATTGGAATAGTAAAACAATATCATGAGGAAGGCAATTTCACTTCCAGTCGACCTGCTGAGTATGATCTTGCAGTCAAGCCATGGGAAGAGGTAGAAAAACTTGCAACGGATTTGTATAATGGTGGAAAGATTCATCAACCACGAAATTTTGTAGGTTTGGGTAGAAGCTTCTACCACCCAGATCTAAATAGTTGGGATAATAAAAACGAAATTTGGATGGAAGTTTCGCCGACAAATCGCAATACTACGCCGGCAGTAGTTAATGCTTATAAAGAATATCGTATGCTGGATGAACTTACTAAATAAATATTTAGGGTTAGCAAATTACTATTAAATATAATAAAGAAACAATTAAAGGAGATACACCATGAGTTTTTTACGACATGTAGGTAAACACGGAGACCGTAAGGTCGCTGTAATTTTTCGTGAGGTTCCAAACGAACCACACATGTGTTTAGTAACATATACTGAAACACTAAATCAACACATCCATGACCCGTTAATAAAATGTATTGAAAGTGACATTGGACAACATAGTGAAAATTTAGCAGATGCACTTAATCGGACATATGGTCCGGATGGCAGACCGTTGCTAGTAGTGTTGCATGTTGAAAGTCAATTGAAAAAAGTGCAAACTAGTCAAATTGTTATGACACCGCAACCTAATACAAAAATTAAACTTGACGAATTGAATAAAATTCTTGATGAAATGCAACAAGGTGAGGCTGCGGTTAAACGATTGGCTGAAATGAATGATAGTCGAGGATTGCAAGATCCAGCAGATGTAGTTCGTAGAATGCGCGGTAATAAAGAACCTATTATAGCAGGAAAAGATGCATTAGGAGATGTTACTCTTGCCACTCAACGATTAGAGCAAGCACTCAAAATGGAAAAAGAAGCACACGGCTTGTTAGCCGAATCAGCAAGATTAACTGCGGAAGCACATTCATTAAATCCTGCATTAACTCCTGACAAACCTAAAAAAGTAAAAAAATCTGAGGTCATTCAACCTATCGTAGAAACTCCAGTTAAACGAGCATATGTAAAAAAAATTAAAGTTGGTGCATAATAATGTCACCTGAATTTATTCAAAAATGGGAACACATCCTTGAAGATGTAGAAAAGAATAAAATTCCAGTTCAATTTATACGTAAAATTATAATTAAACTTAAAGGTAAAAAACAGCAAACCATTAACATAGAGAAGTTTTTACAACAAGGGTTAGAGTCTGATCAAGTTGAAGAATTAATCAGTAAACGATTAAATGAATTAGATGAATTAGTAGTAAGTATTGAATTTGTCTTAAATGTGCAAAGCATTGCGGATACAGTGCAACCCGCTACCGATGAATTTCTAAGAAATTTATGAAACTGATAATAGCCTGTGACCCAAATGGCGGGATAGGTTATAAGAACAACTTACCTTGGACTAATCTCCGAGGTGATTTGCAACGATTTAAACAATTAACTGACAATCAAGTAATTGTTATGGGACGACATACTTGGGAAAGTCTTCCAAAAAAACCATTACCAGGTAGATTGAATATAGTAGTAACTAGTAACACATTATTACTACCTAACGGGGCAATATCTGTTCCTAATTTATATACTATTGCACCGTTTAATAATGCTTGGATAATAGGTGGCGCTAAATTAATTAATTCTTGCTGGGATTTAATTTTAGAAATTCACTTGACTAAAACATTTATTGAATACCAGTGCGATACCTGGATAGATATGTTATACATAGAACAACATTTTTTTTGTGAAGAAGCAGTGGGCAATGATGATCATACATATGAAATTTGGAAAAGAAAATGAAATCTTATTTAGAGTTGTTACGTGATATAATAGAAAATGGCGAAGAAAAGGGTGATAGAACTTCAGTAGGTACATTAAGTGTATTTGGTCGTCAATTAAAATTTGACCTCAAAAAAGGATTTCCAGCAGTTACTACTAAAAAACTTGCTTGGAAAGCTGTAGTAGGAGAGTTGTTATGGTTTATCGAAGGCAGTGGAAATGAACGTAGATTGGCTGAAATCACACATGGCACAAAAGAAGGTGTGGTGACAATATGGACTCCAAATGCATTAGCACCCGATTGGAAACCTAAGGCAATGAGTGAAGGTGATTTAGGTAGAATATACGGGGTGCAATGGCGACGTTGGCGAACACATGTTCCCGAAGGTGAACCTGATATAGATGATGACTATGGTAAAACTTGGTTTGATCCAGTTTATAAGAACCTTGATCAATTAGCAAATCTAATTGAAGGGTTGAAGACAAACCCTAATAGCCGTAGACATATGGTAATAAGTTATAATCCCGGCGAAATTGATCAAATGGCCTTGCCGGCGTGTCATGCTATGTTCCAAATGTATGTATCAAAAAATAAACTATCCTGCCAAATGTATCAACGTAGCGGAGATTCTTATTTAGGAATCCCATTTAATATAGCATCATATGCCTTATTAACTCACATGATAGCACAGGTATGTGACCTTGAAGTAGGTGAGTTAATATTAGTATTTGGCGATGTACATATTTACAATAATCATATAAATCAAGTTAATGAAATTTTGACAAGAGAACCATTAGAAGCACCTACTCTTTGGTTAAATCCTGATATAAAAGATATTAATTCTTTTTCTATGGATGATATAAAACTTGTAAATTATAAATCGCACCCTGCTCTAAGTGCGCCAATGGCAGTATGATATTAGATATTAAAAATAAGATTTTACTAGATAATACCGTACAAAGCAAAGTTGCTTGTGTAGTATATCAATTTAAAATAGGCGATGTTGAAGATCCGGCGATATATGCAGCAGAACCACTTTGGCAATGGCAACAAAGTGAAGCAGGTAAATGGATAATAGAACATTCACTTGAACCTCCTAGTTGGCACAAGGGTGGCATATCATATCTAGATATGAATACTACATATCACGTACGGACAATTTTACTAGCAGAAGACTATACATATTGGAGTTTAAAGTTTAAATGAATATTTTAGTAACCGGTGGTCTTGGATTAATAGGCCACAATGTAGTTAAGCGATTACAAGATAAGGGACATTTAGTATCTATAGTAGATTCTAAAACAAACTACGGTATCATTCCGCAAGATGAAATTGATTACTTGATGATTGAGCGTAGGAAAAAAATTGATAGGGATAGTTATATTTACGAACGTGATATATGTGATGCTCACGCAGTTGACCATATATTTAATGTTGAGCAGCCAGAGATTGTAATTCATATGGCTAGTTTTCCAAGACAAAAGGTAGTTAATGCAAACCCTGCAGCAGGTAGTCGGGTAATGAGTGAAGGATTATTAAATTTATTAGAAGCCAGTAACAAATATGATGTGCGTAAATTTATATATATGTCTAGTTCAATGGTATACGGAGACTTTACAGATGATGTAACAGAAGATGCTATTTGCAAACCTCAAGGTCAGTATGGTATTATGAAACTAGCAGGTGAATGGTTAGTTAAAGATTATACTCGTAAAACCAATTTGGTTCATACTATCATTCGTCCTAGTGCTGTATATGGTCCGTTAGATGTAGAAGATAGAGTTATTAGTAAATTTTTACTTACTGCAATGCGCGGGGAGACATTAAAAGTTAATGGTGAAAAAGAGACATTAGATTTTACTTATGTTGAAGATGCAGCAGATGGCATTGTTGCTGCCGCATTGAGTGATAACACCGAAAATAAAACATATAATATAACAAAGAGTCATAGTGTAACTTTGCTTAATGCTGCCCATCTAGCAATTAAATTAGCCGGTGGCGGAACATTAGTAGTAAAAAATAAAGATGCTGATTTCCCTAGCCGAGGTTCGTTAAACATAGATGCCGCCAGAAAAGACTTTGGATATGATCCTAAAGTAGATGTAGAAGAAGGTTTTAATTATTATTATGAGTGGTTAAGTACGTCTAAGTATTGGCAAACAAAGATACCAATACTAAATAGTTAAATGTGGATCTTATCTGTTTTACCCGAGTTTATTCCCCATCTTATTTTTATTATAGGGGTATTGGGTACTATTGCAGGGTTTGTATTAGGATTTATTCCCTTTATTAGTACCTATAAACTTCCTATACAAATTATTAGTATAATAATTTTAAGTTTAGGATTATATTTAGAAGGTGGATTGGCTAACGAAGCAAATTGGAAATTAAAAGTTAAAGAAATGGAAGCAAAAGTTGCTCAAGCGGAAGTAAAATCAGAAAAAGTAACTACTGAAGTTGTTACTAAAGTTATTGTAAAAAAGCAAATAATAAAGCAAACCGGCGATACAATTGTAAAATATATTGACAGAGAAACAGTAAAGATGGACCAATCCTGTCCGGTGCTTCCTGACATAGTAGTTAATGTTCATAATGCTGCTGCAAAAAATGACGCCACATTATTAAATTTTGTAACTGAAATTCCAGTACAGTCTCATAATGAGTTAGTTAATCCGTCTACTATGAAATTACCTAAAAAATGAAATCTTTGTTTGCTGTATTTCTAACGATACTACTTTTGTTAAGTAGCGGGTGTAGTAGTACCGTGCCAATAAAACAAACATTTCCTTCTTTACCTGATGAACTTATAAAATCTTGTAAGCCATTAGAACTTATTGAAAATTCTACTACAACACTATCTAAGTTAATGGAAACTGTTACTAAAAATTATGGATTACGACATGAATGTGCCGCACAATTAGATGCTATTCTAGAATGGTATACTAAGCAAAAGAAAATCTTTGACGAAGTGCAATAATTATTTTTTATGCAGAATAGTTATCTGCATTTGTTTCTTTTTGCCTCAGTTAATTGTCCAAAATTTATTGGCCATTCTTGACCGGGCTGAAGTTCTATTGAGTTGTTAGGAAATTTAAAATCAACTTTAGCAATTTTTTCTATATCTAATATTGCTAAACGAAATTTAGTTAAATCATTTCCTAAATTAGGATACGGCGGGGTATGTGGGAACATCCATCCGGCAACTTGATTAGTTTTATTATTTATAACTATTTTATAATAAGCATGTGGCACACGTACTTTATTTCCAATAGTTTTATCAGTTGCATTATACACACTACCTACATAAATTGTATATGGTTGATTATTTTGTACAGTCCAGCCTCGTATAGAAGTTTCCAATAATTTCCAAATACCTCGATTGAATGAACCAGCTTGCGGGCTCATATTAGTCATTAAAAATGATTCATATTCCACTTGCACATCCCAACTTAAATCACCATCTGGACTCATATGTCCCTTATCATATCCAGTACCAACATAATCATCAGGGGTGGCACCATTAATAATACTTTTATCAATTGCAAAAGCGTCAGTACGTGCGATACATCCTAGTGCGTTATTGGGTGTTAATTGATATGTTACAAATTTTGGTAGTTTTGCTGCTGCATCATAGCCAACTAGATATCCCTGTCTACATATAGTAGTAATTCCGTTTGTTATTGGAAATCCATATGGAGCATGTATTTTACAAGATTCTATAATATTTGGCGCACGTTGTACCCAAGCATTAGCAAACGTACTTGATATTACTAACAAAAATACAAATAATTTCCGCATGATATTCCTTAATATGTGTATATTTATCTATATATTAGTAAACTGATAAATATAACATAGCAAGGATTATACTATGTCAGGATTTACAATAACGGCTGGGGTTTCTTTTTCAGGTGGATTTACTATGACAGATGCACCTGCCGTGCAGGAAAACACAGCGGCGTGGTTTGGTGGCGGTACAGCTCCGGGTTTTAGGTCAACCGTAGCCCGAATAACATTTGCAACCGATACAGCAACCGCGTCAGTGCGTGGACCGCTTAGTTTGGCTAGAAGGCGTTTAGCCGCAGCCGGTAATCTTACTGATGGCTGGTTTGGCGGCGGGACGTTCCCTGTAACCTCAACAGTAGACCGAATCACATATGCAACCGATACGGCAACCGCTAGTGTACGCGGTCCACTTAGTCAGGCTAAATATGGTGTAGCCGCAGCAGGTAATACTGATTATGCATGGTTTGGAGGTGGGTATAACGACAACGCACAGCCTTATAACAAGTCAACGGTTGACCGAATAACATATGCAACCGATACTGCTACCGCTAGTGTACGTGGTACACTTAGTTATCCGGCAGGTACAAGCCTATCTGCCGCTGCAGGTAATGAAACCGATGGCTGGTTTGGCGGTGGCAATGCGGGGGGAGTGCCGGGCCTCTCAGCAGTAGAACGAATCACATATGCAACTGATACTGCAACCGCTAGTATACGCGGTCCACTTAGTGTAGGCAGACGTACTAATCTAGGCGCAGCAGGTAATACAACTAATGCGTGGTTTGGTGGCGGGTCTGGCATATCTACCGGCCCCGGTCTCACTTCAACTGTAGACCGAATCACATATGCAACCGATACAGCAACTGCAAGTGTTCGTGGCCCACTTAGTTCGGCTATCTCATATATGGCAGCAGCCGGTAATTCTACTGATGGCTGGTTTGGTGGTGGCGCCTATCCGGGCGGGGTGTCAATCGTACAACGAATCACATATGCAACTGATACTGCAGCCACGTCTACACGTGGTCCACTTAGTGCGGCTATATATGAATTAGCCGCAGCCGGCGGTATACAATGATGCATCTACAAGTATAAATATAATATAATAAGGATTATACTATGGCTGTACAAGAAACAATTAATATAGGAGCTTTGCCCAATGACGGGGACGGTGATCCATTACGCACTGCATTTGGTAAAATTAATAATAATTTTTCTGTATTGTTTAGTAGTGATTTTTCTACATCAGAAGCATATAGTGTGGGTAACACAGCTGCCCAAATAATTTTTCAAACCCCTGCGTTAACTTTTACTCAAGGTGTTTTTCAAATTAATTCACAAGATTTAACTACTGCTAACAGGCAAAATATTACATTAGTCGCATCTTCATCTTCAGCCTCAACTGTAAAATGGAATGGACATAGTACATTGTTTACAGGTTCCCCGTTAACAGAATATGATATAGATATTAGTGGATCAAATGTAAGAATATTAGTAAATCCACTAGTAAATTCTACAATATTTCATTTTATATCAGCGCAGGTAACAACGGTTGGGGAAACAACAGTTGGGTTAGATTTAGAACTAGACGGATATACCGCCGGTGATTTACTATCAACTGAAAACAGTTTGGATTTATCTACTGAAACATAATATGAGAGCGCATGAATTCATTATAGAATCAACTGTTAATACTTTATCACAAGAAGTAAAGCAAACTTTACCGGGTGTTTATACTATATCAGCATTGCCTAATAGTGATTTTTATCCGCAATATAGATTTGGGGTGGCTATGGCAGGAGCAAAGGGTGCTGCTGTTAACAAACAACAAGGGGTCACGGTTGGTACATATGCTGCAAAAACTGAGTGGGGAGAAAATATGATAGTTACAGATTATATGGATCCTAATTTAGGAACTGATATAGACATAGCATTAAAACAATTAGGATTACACGGTAAAAAACTTATTAGTACTTCTAATAGTGCCGATCCAAGTAACAATAAAAATAGTCCAATTAATCCTTTTAAAGGATATCCTAAATGAGAGCAAGTGAATTTGTAATTGAAGCAGTGGCTGGTAAAATATCTAAACGGCAAGATGTTTCTACTCGCGGGCTACATACATTTGTAGATAAAGACCGCGCCGATAGAACATATGAGTTAAATCGTGTAATGATGGCTGTGGCCTGCAGTGATGGCACAACTCCAATAAATATGGTTAATAGTCAAAGTTGGGCCGGTAGAAATAATCTTGCAGCGCCGTATTCTGAAATTGAACAAAAAATGCTTAAACAAGCATACCAGGCAGTAGGTAGTGTGTATCAAGATATCAATAAGGGCGATTTAGAAAGTAAAGAATTAGACACTACTAATTCTATTAGTCCTGTAAACCCCTTTAAAGGTTATAAAAAATAATTGTATTGATGTTTGCAAGACTAAGTATTGTATAATACAATATAGGATTACAAATGATTGATATCAATACTACACTAGACCTCGTAAAACTTAAATTTTACAATGAATGGCTTTATACAGCGCATATTTATGACGAAGGTCTCAGTGATATGCATGGTGTATTAACTACGCAAGTAGTTAAAACATACATTGACCCGTTAAATATCCCTAAAAATGCTAAAATTTTAGATTTGGGTTGCGGCCCAGGATATTTCTTAGATGAAATGAAAACTCGTGAATATACAGATGTTATAGGTGTTACATTAAGTCCCGGAGATATTAAACTATGTGAAGATAAAGGACATATTATTAAAAAATATGATTTATCTTTTTTGCCACAAAAAGATGGATACTATGATGAAAGTGTAGATTTTATCTTTTTACGTCATGCGTTAGAACATAGTCCTTATCCTATTTTTTCATTAATGGAATATAATAGAATATTAAAACAGCATGGTAAAATTTATATTGAAGTACCTGCACCCAATTGTGTTAGAAAGCACGAATTTAACTTAAATCATTATAGTATATTTGGTGAACAGCAACTAGCAGCATTACTAAATAGAACCGGTTTTGATATCAATATTTTTAATAATTTTGAGTTTGAGGTATCGTTTTCTAAAAATGAAGACGGAACTCCAAATTTAGTTAAAGAACATTTTTACTGTATCGTTGCTACTAAGGCTCGGCCATTAGATATTAAATAAATACTCATTATGAGTAAAAATGACGTTCCTAGTCTTGTAAAAAATCCCTATGTAAAAACTAAATTTAAAACCGATAAGGAATTACAAGATTTTATAAAGTGCTGTGATCCTAAGACCGGTCATTTTTATTTTTTAGATAATTTTTTTGTAATTCAACATCCTACTAAAGGTAGTATGGTATATCATCCATGGGGATATCAACAAAGATTAATTAGTACATATCACGAAAATAGATTTAGTATATCATTAATGCCAAGACAAAGTGGCAAAAGTACCTCTGCAGCGGGATATTTACTTTGGTATGCGATGTTTGTCCCGGACTCTACAATTTTAATTGCGGCACACAAATATACCGGTGCTCAAGAAATTATGCAACGTATTAGATATGCATATGAAAATTGCCCAGATTACATTAAAGCCGGCGTCACTACTTATAATAAAGGATCATTAGATTTTGAAAATGGGAGTCGTATCGTATCAGCAACTACTACTGAAAATACTGGCCGGGGTATGTCTATTACGCTGTTATACTTAGATGAATTTGCTTTTGTACGACCTAGTATAGCGCAAGCCTTTTGGACATCAATTACCCCCACATTAAGTACAGGGGGTAAAGCAATTATAACAAGTACTCCAAATTCAGATGAAGATCAATTTGCATTAATTTGGAAAGGTGCTAACAAAACAGAAGATGATTACGGTAATAAAACCCCGTTGGGAATTAATGGATTTAAAGCGTTTCGTTCTCATTGGTCAGAACAACCTGAACGTGATCAAAAATGGGCTGATGAAATAAAAGCACAATTAGGTGAGGATAGGTTCAAACGAGAAATTGAATGT